GGAGCGGTGCCGTTCTTCGAGGAGTACGACGCGATGATCGAGGCCAACTACAATCAGGAGCAGTGGAACGGCCTCCAGCCCTGGCAGCGGGCGGAGGCCGTTGCTCATTTCCGGGTCAAGCGGCACATCGGTCTCCATGAGGCCGAGGCTCTAGACACTCACTTCCGATCCAAGAGGCCGAAGAAGTAAATGGCATTTGAGAACATCGGTGTCCGGGCGGTCATTGAAGGCATCGGTGCCTTTAATCGCGACGCGGACGCGATCAATCGCCGGCTCAAAGAAGTCACCGGGAACATTGAGGGCATCGCCCCGGCGACCAAGAAAGCCTCTCTTGGTCTGCGTGACATCGAAGGCGATCTGACCAAGACCGGCCTCGCGCTGGCGGCGGTCGGTGGCGCTGGAATCGCCCTGATTGCTAGTTCCACAAGGCTCGCTGCCCGAGTCGAAACCCTCGGAGTAGTGACTGCGGTTCTCGGCAGAAATGTGGGCAAGACCGAACCCGAGATTCGCGCGCTGGAAAAGAGTATCCAGGGTCTCGGCATCACGATCCAAGGTTCACGCCAGGCCATCGCCAAGATGATCGGCTCAAATGTCGATCTGGCCCACGCGACGGATCTCGCCCGTCTCGCCCAGAACGCGGCGGTCATCGCCGGTATCAATTCAACGGAGGCGTTTGAACGCTTGGTCGATGTCATCACTTCGGGCAATGTCCTCATGGCCCGAAACCTTGGCCTTCAGGTCAGTTTTGAGCGGGCCTATCAAGCCACAGCTAATTCGCTTGGAAAGACGACTGCTGAACTGACCGAGCTGGATAAAGTTCAGGCCCGGACGACGGCTGTCTTGGCTGCCGGGGTCAACATAGCTGGTGCTTACGAAGAGGCGATGACAACCGTCGGCAAGGCAGTCACGAGTCTGGACCGCCATTTAGAAGATAGCCGAGTGGTCCTCGGCCAGGCCTGGCTTCCAGTCTATGCCGAGGCCGTGGCTCTGATCACCGCCAGTCTTGTCAAATGGAAGGATTTGGATGCAGTCTCACAAGACCTGAGCTCCACCTTCTTCGGAGCCACCAGCATCACGATTGCTTTGGGTGGGGCGTTGGCCTTGGCGGCCGCGAAGCTACCGGGCCTGATCGCTGCCTTTGGGTCGGTAGGTGCCGCGGTGGGCCTGAGTGCTGGAGCGTTCGCGATCCTGGTCATTGCCATCGCCGCCGTGATTACCGCTGGGGTCAAACTGTTGGCGTTCATCCGAGATACCAAAGAGCAATCTCGGAAGCTCAAAGAGGAATTGAGCGATTTCCATCGGCAACTCTTGGTCGGTTCGGATAACTATGATGAATACAGACGCGAGGCAGATCGCGTCAATCAGGTAATTCGAGATCAGGGCGTTCTGGGAAGAGTGCTCACCAAGGAGATCGAGGTGCTCAGTCGGGAAGAATTCGAGGCGGCGCAGGCCGCGGCCCAGCTCGAAGATAAACAGAGCGGCGCTACGAGTGCGATGAGCGATGCTGATGCGGCGGCCGCCGATGCCGCCGGGTCCTTCGAGGACATGGCCGCGGCTGAGGCTGAGGCGGCTCGCAAGGCCGAAGAACTGGCGGAGAAGCAGGAGATTCTCAAGGGCAAACTGAGCGAGATCCAGCTACAGATCTCGACGGACATCACGCCGCAGTTCGGTGACTTCAAAGATCAACTGGCGGACCTGAATGATCAGATCGCTGGCTTGGAAGCGGAAAAGGTAGAAGCCATAGCCGAACTGGAACTCGCCGGACTTGAAGAGGCCGACGAAGCCACGGAAAATTTTGCTGATCTAAAAGAAGAATTGAAAGATGCCAAGCAGCGATTACAGGAACTCCAAGTCGAGTTAGGAATCGCCGCGCTGAGAGAAGATGTACTTAGCGAAAGAACCTCCGAGGCCACAGATGCGGCTTCCGAGGCCAACAAAGAAATTTCCGAAGCTTCCAGATTGCAGGCCGAAGCCAGCCGATTACAAGCAGAATCCCGGATTGATCGCTTGACGGCCGACATCGCGGATCAGAAGCAAGTGATCTCCGAACTATCTGCGGAAATCAAAACCGCGGGAAGTGCGACCGAAGACATCGCAACCAGTCAGCAAGAAAAGCTCGCTGAACTCGAGGCTGAATATGCCGAAAAGCAGGCAAGCATCCGAGACCAGCTTGATGAAACCACGAAGGCTTGGGAACGGCAGACGAAAGAGATCATCTTCAATCTAGCAACTCAACGGTTTGGGCTAGATGGATTTACTGATGAAGAGCTTGATGCTCTGACGACTCTTGCTGGTCCTGAAGGATTAGGACTAATTGATGAAGCCGGAGTTGCACTGCTTGAAAAAATAGATCTGCTAAACGCCGGGATGACCGCGACTGGGGATCAATCAGGACTCTTTGCTGAAGATATGGCGACACTTGCTAGAGTGATGGCTGATCCTAAACAATCTGCGGAGGAATTAGCGGCGGCGATCCGAGACATCAATAGTGCCCTGATTGAGAGTCTTCCTCCGAGTTCACAGGCTCTATTAACTCTTTTGTTTGGAGGAGGCATTCCATTCGGTGGAGCTCCTCCTAGCGGTGCAGCAGCGAACGTGGGAGGGTTTGGGGGAGCTAAACAATTCGGTGGCCCGGTAGGCCGCGGCCGTCCAGTTCGGGTGGGAGAACGCGGTGAAGAGCTGTTCATTCCAAGATCGTCAGGAGAGATCGTTTCCAATCGACTGCTTTCGGTGTTGAATTCCTTGGCTTCCGCGCTGCCGATTGCGGCTCCGTCTATGGCGATGGCATCGGCAGGCGGAGGAGATTCGACTTCCAATTACAGCATGACGATCAATACTAGCGCACCCGTCGAACCGATCGCCGCCGATTACCGTTTGTTGGCTCTCCGGGGCGAGCGCCGCGGCTGATGGAAAACGCCAAGCTCGAAATCTACGAGCCGGACGCGACGATCAATCTGGTCACGAATCCCAGGCTGACCGTCAACACGACCGGATACACGGCTTCCGGTTCTGCTATCAGTAGAACCTTGGCCCGGGCGCGCTGGGGCCTGGCTTCGCTCCTGGTCAACACGAACGGGGCGGGGCTGCTCGAAGGGGTTTATTTCTCGGTCAATCCCGCGACGCAGAACCAGCCTTATGCCGGGAGCTTGTACGCTCGCGGGTCCGGGACTGTCCGGGCGAGGCTGAGGGATGCGACGAATGGGATTGAGTTCGTCAGCGAGCGAGTCACGCTCGATGATCGGCACTGGGCCCGGCTGGAGGTCTTGGGTCGGACCGGGGGCGCGATCTCTGCCGACCTGCGGCTGTATATTGAGACGGTTGGATCGATCCAAGACGTGAACTTCTACGCCGACGGCTTCCAGATCGAGGCCAAGCATTACGTCTCTAGCTATTGCGACGGAGACCTGGAAGACGATCTGCCGCGGCACGCCGGGGATCGGTACTTTCGATGGACCGGAACCAAGCACGAGTCCACCAGCACGAGATCGGATCGGTTTCGGCCAGCCGGGAGGCCCCGCCAGATTGAACTGGCGGATGTTGGAGTCTACGTCACCCAGGCCTCGGGTCTGGGGATGGCCCCGGTGCTGCTCAATATCCAGCGCCTCGGCGCCCAGGACGGCTCGGAGGTCCAGAGCTTCCGGGCGCAGGATCGGGTCTTACAGATGGTCTTCTGGGCGCGTAAGGATCCCCAGAGCGCGGTCTGTACCCCGGCCTCGCTTCGAGAACTGCATCTGCTTCGCGAGCGGCTGGAAAATCTGATCAAGCCCGACCGATCACACGGGGCGCAGCCGTTTCTCTTGCGCTATCTGGACGGCCCGGACTCGCTGGAGGTCTTCGCCCACTACGAATCTGGGCTAGAGTTCGACGGCGACTTGCGGTTCCCCTATCACAACTCCTTCGGAGTCCGGATGCTGGCGGTCCGGCCGTACTGGATCTCCGACAGCCAGGATGTCCTGCAGCTCACCGCCAATCAATCGGTCCCGAATTCAAACTGCGTGATCGCGAGGATCGATGGAGAATGGCAAGCCCTCGGGACCGGCGCGAACGGCGAGGTCCGCGACTTCGCGGTCCATCCAAATGGCGACATCTACATGGTCGGGGCCTTCACGGCGGTCGGAGGAGTCGCCTCGACCCGCGGGATCGCGCGCTGGAATGGGTCTTCCTGGGAATCGGTTGGAGGCGGGCTAGACGATGGGGTCGCCTACCAGGTCGCCATCGGCCCGGATGGAACGGTCTTTCTCGCCGGCGATTTCGATAACATCGCGGCAGTCGCACGAAACAATGTGGCCCGCTACAACCCGACGACCGACACCTGGAGCAGCATGGGGGCCGGGCCGGGCTTGGATGACCTGGCGCTTGCGGTCGGGGTGGACAAGGATGGGAACGTCTACTTCGGCGGCGGGTTCGCCAACACTTTCGGAGGCGGGACCGCGCTCAATCTGATCACTCGCTGGAATCCGGATACCAACACATTCCTGGCGATGGGCACCGGGCCGGGCTTGAATCTATCGGCGGGCGGTGGAAGGGTCCGGGGAATCACGATCGATCTGGATGGGGAAACCCCGTTCATCACCGGCCTGTTTGACCGGGCGACGGGCGGAGTCGCGGGAGATCTGCGGGGGGTCGCGACATACAGCTTTGCCTCCAACAGCTTCGATGAACCGGGCGACGACGGCGCGACCTCGAACGATGTCCGGCGCTCGGATCTCTCACCGGACGGGAAGTTCTACGTCGGGGGCTTCTTCACCCATATCGGGGTCTCCGATGCGGATTCGGTGGCGGTCTACACCCGTCAGGACTGGCTGCCGCTGGGCCGGCAGGGCGATGGGATCATCGGCGGGGTTTCGGGAGTCGTCCGCAATATCAAGGTCAGCGAGAAAAATCGGGTCGTCTTCGGCGGCGACTTCGATCAGGTCACGGGAGCTGAGTTCGCGACCTTCGTCGCCTCCTGGAATGGGACCAGCTTCTCCCATCTGGATCTGGAACTGCCTGGCCCGACGAACGAGGTCCACGGCATTCTGCTCTTGGACGACGACATCTACCTCGGCCATGAGATCAGCGGAGTCGCGAGCTTGGCCTCCGCGATCCAGACCGTCACGAACCGGGGTAGGGCTTCGAGCGGCGCGGTCCTGGAAGTCCTCGGCCCGGCCCGGCTGCTGTGGCTGGAGAATCAAACGACCGGGCATGTGATCCGCCTAGATCTGATCGTCCAGAGTAGTGAGCGGGTAACGATTGACCTACGTCCAGGGATGCACCGGGCAGTAAGCGACTTCCGTGGCAATGTGGCCTCGGGAATCCTGCGGGATTCGGATGTGGGCGGCTTCAAGCTCCTTCCGGGCGACAACCGGATCGCCTTCTTCGCGGTCGATACGACGGGTTCAACCGAGATCAGCCTACGCTGGAGTATTCGCCACTGGAGTTTTGACGACATCGTATGGGCGCAGAACACCGGATAGTCGTTCGCACCCACGATGGGGAGTATCTCCGCGAGCTGGAGACCTGGGAGAGCATCCAGTACGGGCGTTTCCTCAATAACGTTGGCTGGTTCATGATCGTGCTGTCTCCTGAGGGGGCTGACGATCTGCCTGACGTGGACCGGTTGATCGAATTCTGGCGCAAGCCCGAGGGCGGGGAGGAACGGCTGGAGATGGTCGGATTCTGCCGCTACTGGGATTGGTTCGAGGCCGGGGCGGGTAATGATCGGCTGCGGATCGGCGGCGAGGACCAGATGGGACTCTTGCAGCGCCGGGTCATCGCCTTCAACGCCACCACCTCCCAGGCCGAAAAGACGGATGAGGCCGACGATCTGATCAAGGCGATCGTCCGGGAAAACATGGGATCGCTCGCGCCGCTGGATGAAGCCGGGCGCCCGCGGGCCTTCCCGAGCACGCACTTCGAGGTCATGGGAGACTTGGCGGATGCTCCGTCCGTGACCCGCAGCTTCGCCTGGCGGAATGTCCTGGATGTACTGCAGGAGGTCGCGGAGTCCTCCCGAGATCAAGGGACACCGCTGTATTTCGATCTGGAGCCGACCGGGGCCGGGACGTTCGCATTCCGGACCTGGATCAATGTCCGGGGCGTGGATCGGACGGCGACCGCGGGCTTGAATCCCCTGATCTTCAGCCAGGAGGCCGGGAACCTGACCGATCCTTTTCTGAGGGAAGACTGGCGCGACGAGTGGAATTACATCTGGGGCGGCGGCCAGGGCCAGGGTACAGATCGGGTAATCGATCCCGAAAAGGATCTGTTTAGGAACGCGCGGTCCATCTGGGCGAGGCGGGAGGCCTTCCAGGACGCCCGCGAAGAGGACACGACCTTGGGCGTCGCCAACCGGGCTTTTGAACGATTGCAGAAAGAACGGCCGGTGATCGAGTTCCGGGCCGAACTCCTGGATCGCCCGCAGTCCCGCTACGGGATCGACTGGGGCTTCGGAGACAAGGTGACGGCCCGCTACCGCGGCCGACAGTTTGATCTGACGATCCGGAACGTCCAAGTCACGCTCAACTCGGATGGAGAAGAGACCTTGAGCATCATCACGGAGGTCGATCGTGTTACCGGCTGATCGGGCTTTGCAGGAAATGGCGGGCAAGCTCCGGGATGCCCAGCGCCGGATCGAGCGGCTGGAGACTCTGGAGGCCGCGGGTGTCACTGCGGGCGCGGTCTGTCTCGGAACCGAAATAGTCGCTGGAGGAGCCGAGGAAGTCACGTTCAGTTCGATCAGTCAGGATTTCATTCATCTTTGGCTCCTCATCCACGCCGGAGCCCCTCCTACCGCGAACGGGGCCGCGATGCTTCTCACGTTCAATGGGGATTCGGGATCGAATTATCGCTCCTATAACAAATCTCACGTCCGATTTAATGATGATACGGACCAAGATCCGGTTGTCGGAGGAACCGGAACAGCAAGCGCGATCCGACTGGGCCATACCGCCGGAAATACTACCGATAATGATAATTTCTGTGCTTGTGAGGCCTTGATATTGAATTACACGCTGTTTCCAGGCCAAGCTACCGTCACCAAACGATCTGTCGTTTGGAAGGGATGGGATTATTCACCGATCCTTGGTGAAGAAGCAAACCTCGGCTTCGTTGGTTTGCGACATGGCGGCGGCCAGTGGATCAATACGGTCGATCCCATCACGTCTTTGACGGTGAGCGCGGGCGGGGGGTTTGCCGAGTTCACCGATGATTCGGTCTTTACCTTGATCGGACTGTGCGCCGCATGAGAGCCGCGCTTGTCGATACCAGCCGGTACCAGGGAATGATCGATGCCGCGAAGATCAAGGCCGCGGGCTTCTGCGGGATCGTGGCCCGTTGCACGATCGGCCTCTTGGAAGATGGGTCTTCAGTCGGCCGGTCCCTCGACTTCTATCACAACAGCCAGAAGCAGGCGCGGGACAGCGGAATGATCTTCGGGGCCTATCATGTGCTCTGGCCCGCCAACAAGAACCCGATCCGTGAAGCGGATCATTTCCTGGCCCGTTGTGGCCCGGTCGATCTGGCGGTCCTGGATGTCGAGCTCGATCACGGGTTGACCAAGGCCGCGATCCAGGCCCAGGCGAAGATCTGGCTGGCTCGTGTGAGCACCGCCCTGCAGCGGAAGGTCCTCGTATACACCGCCTCCTGGTGGTGGACGGTGGCGGCAGGATGGGAGAACACCTATCCACTGATCGAAGCCGAATACATCGTCACGATGCCTCGGGGCGGGATCGATATTTCGCAACAGCCCGAAGCCCCTAAGAAACCGGCCACGCTCGCGAAGGGCTGGACCGACTGGGCGCTCTGGCAGTGGACTTCGGGCGGCAAGCCCCTCGGCGCGCAATCGGAGAGTCTGGATTACAACGTGGTCAACGCGACCGAGGATCAGTTCCGAGGTTTCCTTGGCCTGACCCCGGCACCGCCCACGCTCGAGCAACGAGTCGGGATCCTGGAACGGGAAGCGACCTCCCGCGGCTGGAATCTGGCCCCATGACTTTGGGCCTACTTGTCAGCCCCCCTCAACCTGTGTTAGCGTAGCCCCAGCCGGAGCTCCATCATCTTCTCTCAATTTCTGGAGACCATGCCTGACAGCGTAATCAGTCTGCTCGTCCAGATTCCGATTGTCGGGGCCTTCATCTGGTTCACGTTGAGGCTGAGAGATGAGGAGCGTAAGGAGCGCAAGGAACGAGATCAGGAGTGGCGGAGTTGGCTCAAAGACGAGCACACCGCCTTCATGTCTTTTCTGACCGAAGAACGCAGTACCAGGGCCGCCCAATTGGATCGATCCTTTGTCGTTCTGAGTAGCGAGCTGACAACGATCAACGAGAAAGCCGATGCTCGAACCGCCAATGCCATTGAACAGGTTGTGAGTCGCCTGAGTGATCATAGTGTCTCCTCTTCGAGTCGCTGATCTGATCCTGTCCAGCAAGCAAAACCCCAACGCATGAGATCCATTCTGGCCGCTTGCTTCGTGTTCGCCTTTTGCGTCGCCTGCGGCCCGGGAACTGAGACCCCGACCGTGGAGCCGAGTCCGGTCCCACGCCCAACTCCGATACCGCTTCCCACGTTCCCTAACTATCCCACCCCGTTCACCGTTCAGCGGGATCCGGTCTTCAACGAACCGATCATCGACCGCACGAATTGGCTGATCCTGGGCGGGGATTACCGGGCGCACCGGGCCGGGACCGGATGGGGCAACAAGACCGATGTCATCATCCTGGTCTCGATTCTGGAAACCGAACCCCTGGACATCGCGCTGGTCCAGTTCCCGCGCAACCTCTACGTCCCGGTCCGCGGCCTGGAAGACCAATGGCTGTTCGCGGTCTGGGGGCGAGATGGGTGGACCGGCCTGAACCTCTATTTCAGGGAAGTTTTCGGGATCTCGCTGGACGGCATCTTCTACACCGACATGGATCGCTTCGAGGTCTTCATCGATGATCTCGGCGGAGTCGCACCGGTGGGTTCACAGAAGATGACGGGTGCCGAGACCCTGGTCTACCTGAGAGACAACCACGCGAACTGGGAGCTCGGGAGCTACGATGCCGAGCAGCGAGCGTTCGGAATCCTCGCCGCGATCTGGGGCCGGGGCTTTCAGTACGTCACAAGCGACCCGATCGGCGCGGCGAGCCTCGTGCTGTCCCGCTGGGGTCCGCTCCTGCAGACGGATCTCGACAGCCTGCGGGACTTCTATGTCTTGGCCGAGCTCGCCTATCGGGTGAAGACGACCGAACAGGTTGTGCGTCTCATTCAACTGGAAGAACCGTACATCCTGCGTGGGGACACTCCGCTGGAAGTTCGGGGCATGGTGCCGGCGATCAACTTGGAGATCTGGATGCTCGACTGCGTGTTCGATCAGATCTGCGAGGCTGATCCGTGAAAGGGCGCTGGGTACTATCTGTCGGATTCCTGCTGGGCGGCTGCGGTCTGGTGATCGTGATTCTACTGATGATGGATGAGTTGATCTTCGGAGGAACGCTTGGATTTCGATGACCGGCACTTTGAGGTCGCGAGCCCCTGACCGCTCGCGGAATGTCTGGCCTACTGCTGGCGTTCAGCCTGATATTCTCCCCTCTACAATCACCAGCCCAAGAGAAGGCCCCGCCCGAATGGCTGATTCGGAATGTGGTCCAATGGCTTCCGCTCGTCGAACGCTGGCATCCCGACTTCCCCGAGCTCGATCCGGCCTGGGTCCTCGGCGTGATCGCTCAGGAGAGCCAGGGTTTCCCGCACGTCTCCGATGTCACGGGCTCTCACGCGGTGGGACTCATGCAGATCATCCCGCGGTCCTGGACCGGGACCCGGACGCAGCTTGAGACCCCGGGTTTCAATATCTACGTCGGGATGCGGATGCTCTCGGCCACGCTCGAGCAAACCGACGGGGATCTGCGCCGGAGCCTCGGGGCCTACAACTGCGGGTTCGTAGGACTTGACGCGGGGCGCTGCGGCCGCTATGGTGGGTACGCGTACGCGGACCGGATCATTGGGTATTGGGTGCCGGTCTTTCGCATGCGGCTTGCCGGAGAGGCGATCGCTCCAGACCGTGTAGGGGATTGGCTCGCGACGTTGGGGTATCGGTGGGGTTTAGGTCAGTGGTATAAACAGGAGGAGGAGCTGCGTCGAATGTTCTTGCGCTTAGTTTGGGGACATCCCATCCGAATGGAATAGGAGTTCAACATGCAAACGAAAAGCATCTTTAGTTCCAAAACGTTCTGGTTCAATACGCTGGCGTTCGTGGGAGCGGTGGCTGGGGCCTTCGGATTTACCGGGGAACTGGCCCCGGATCTTCAGCCGTTTGTCGTGCCGGCCGTCACGCTGATCAACATCGTTCTGAGGTACGTCACCAAGCAGCCGGTCGCGCTTCGCGGATAGCGGTCTTCCCTCCTCCTTGGAGAACGGCTCCGGCTCGGCGTACCGGGGCCGTTCGGTTTAAGTCGGGAGTTCGGTCGCGAGGCAACATTCACCTTGCTCATTGAGTAGCCGCTGCAGATCGTGCGGCATGATGTAAGCGAAGCCGTTTTTAGCCCAAGACCGACTCCACGAGTTCTTGATCCGAATGAGGTTCTTCGGCTGACTGATCCCGTTGAGCACATAGGCGTGGCCGCCGAGAATTTCGCGGGCGATGCCGATCACGCCGGTCTCGGGATCGGGCTCGCTCATGGAAGCGTACCAATTCGTTCCAACCACGACCGGCCCGATGTAGAGCAAGGCATCGATCACGTCGTTCACGTCCCAGGTCCAGCGGTACTCGGAGATCAGGCCGAGGGCTTTGAGAACCTTGGCGCCGGCCCGGACGGAAGTTCCTTCGTAGGCCTCGCCCTCCCATTCATCCACGAGCTGCGCTTGAGCATAAAGGTAGGCCGGGTCATAGAGGGGCGAAGTCTTGGCTCCTTTGGGCCGATGCGTGATAGGCCCGTCTTCGATGTAGTGATTCCAGGCGTAGCCGACACACTGATTGGTGCCGTCCTGATCCCCCCACCAGCCCGACGCGTTCCAGTAGCGAGTCTTGCGGACCGGGACTGCGGCCTTCACCGGGGCCGCGATCTCGCGGATCATGAACGCGTTGTCACGCGGGTCGGGGGCGTGGCGGCGGCCGAGGCCTAAGTTGAGTTGCGGTAGGTCAGTCATGTTTGATCCTTTCGAATTAGTCAGGAGGACCGGGCGAGGGTCGCGGGGTCAATGTCGGCGGAGCGCGAGGCGTCAGAGTAGGTCTGGGTGTAAAGGTGGGCCGTGGCCTGGGCGTATTCGTCGGCGTCGCCGTCATGTCAATGAGCCAGCACTGCACGATGTCCGCACTGACATGAACCTCGGCTAGAGCTAGGCTCAGTCCGGGACAATCAGTAGTCCAGATTAACGTCAGCGGCAGGTTGGGTTGAGCAAAGACCACCGAGCCGACTAGCGCGCCGGTCGCAACGATCCCGAGTCCAATTCCAAGTTTCTGATTGCGGGTCATGTCATGATCATTCGTCGGAGAAGATCTCCGGCCATAACTGGCGGAAGATCCACTTGATCCATCGCGGCAGTGGCTCGAGCACCGTATTGACTTCCGCTCGGGCTTTCGCCATGCGCGCGTACAGCTCCGTGATATTGACGGCGGTCATCGGACCCGGTGCCCGCTGGTCAGTCATTATGGGATCCTCTTCTCGGATTGGGCGGTGGCTAGGGCCAGTTGTCGAGGACACTGTGAGGTGTGCGGTTTCCGGTGACACCAAAGACACAGCTGTCCTAGAAGTTCATGCGTATTAGGATCATACACTGGCTCCCATTCGATCATTTCTAACGCCAGCGCCGTTTCCGCCAGTCCCGATTCAATACGTGCTAAGTGGTTAGCTTGAGAATGGAGTACCTTCTCGGCCCAATCAATCTTTTGATCTCGATCCGATCCAGGCTCTTGGTACGCCAGATTCCGTAATGTGCCGATCCATGATCGCATTGCATCAGCAACGCTGGCTACTTGGCCCTCGTCCATCACCCCTCCTCTTGTCCAATAGGTTCGAAACGGCCTTTTCCATTGCGGCGAACGGTTTGGATGATGACATCGGTTCCTTGCTCTAATCCGAGACGTTTGCGGATCACTGGATTCCTTGGACTGTAGTCTCTGTTCAGGAATTTCCAGAGTACGCCCTTGCTTATCTTGAGCTGGGCGGCAATCTTGCCGTAGCTATTTCCGCCCAGTATCTCAGCCCGGAGTGCGTCTCTGACCCTGCCAGCATCTCCGATCATACTTTGCCCCGTTTCAACTCGTTTCAGGCTATTCTAGCATCAATTCTGATCGGCGAAAGTGCGCTTTGGCGGCTAGGGTGGCTCCGTGCCCTTCAGTTCAAACAACCAAGTTCCAACAGGGAGTGAAATATCGGGCTCAACGCCGTTGATCGCCGGCGACCTGCCGAAGACTTTACCGCTTAGACCATCGCCATGCTTGGCCTTGGCATACTCCAAGGCGATAATTAACTCCTCGTTGTTGCCCTTGCGGACCTGCCAGAGCATCCCATAGCGATCCTTGCGAGCGTAGATCATGGTTCCTCGACCTCGATTCCATAGACGGCTTGCATCAGCCGACGCTTGATGATGTAGAGCTGTGTCCGCATGCCCTTCACGTCCTCGACTACTTCTGCGCGACGCTCGTTGTCGTGATAGCGGAAGTCCGCGTAGTAAGTCGTGATATGAACGCCATTGACTTCGAGCTTGAACTTGGGCTGCAGTTCTAAATCTTGGATCACTCCGGCCTGCTGCAAGGCTTTGAGTTCGGAATAGCGGCGGCTCTCTTTGGTTGACTGGAAAAGAATGCCATCGACGCGCTTTGGGATGTTGCGGTACTTGTTCACGTTGAGAAGAGCGGCAGATTATCGAGTGCGTGACTCGGCTGGCCGGTGCCGGTTCTCAGCTTCGCCTGATCGTCAAGATACTCCAGGCTGATGTCGAACCCGATGCCGCGCCGTAGGAGCTGCTTCGCCACCATGACCGTGGTTCCCGATCCCACAAACGGATCACAGACGATGCCGGGCACGGCCTCGGCCTGGGTGTGTGGGTGGTCGCAGGTGGGGCGGTGGCCAAGCACTGTGCCCCGTGCATAATCAGCGGCTGGACCTCCCGAGTCTTGTCTTGCGCCCTGGGTGAAGTCCGCGGAATGATCGTTCCACGCTCCGCTGAATGCCTTCTCCACCACCGGCGCCCACCCCTGCCCGCAGACCGGGCAGCACCAGCGGGGGCAGGTGGCTAGGATCAGCGGGGCGATGAGAGCAGGCGGGAAGGTGGCGTAGTGGTCGGCTCGACTAATTCGGCATGTGCATTTATAATGAGTGCGTGAAGACTTGTGCTCGATGCGGGAAGCTGCTTGACCCTCAAACAGATCAGTTGAAGTATTGCTCACGGGCCTGTGCTCAACCAAATCGTCGGGCGCGTCAGCTACTTGAATGTCGTCAGTGTGGGAAGTCGTTTGAACGGAAGAGGTATTTACTTGCTCGCTCGATTGAACGAGGACCTTTTTGCGGGATGGCTTGTTATGCTGAATGGCAACATGAGAATACTCGCGGGCCTGCAAATCCAAGCTATCGGGCATCGGCACATCATCTACTGACATGCGATTGGTGTTCTCGGCAGTTCTCTCGACCGAAATGGGTGCGAGGCGGTCGCCTTCGCTTTTGCTCTCGGGATTGTTTTCAGACTTTCGCGGCGGAGAGGTTTCGTCGCGCTCGGCCTCTATCGTATGGGAAATCATGGCGTCCTGCGAAGGCAAGGGCGCTACGCCGGGATCGGTTTCAATGCCAAGATTGCGGGACGGAAGAACAGCTTGTCGTGCATCACCTACGCCCTTATAAGACTTTCGGCGACTCACGAGATGCCCATGTATTGGACAATCTGATGACGCTTTGTACGGCTTGCCATCGTCGCCGACATAATCACCATGAGCAGTAAATCCGCTGTACGGCGCGGTAGGGATGTGGAGGACGGAGCGGGGGTTGCGATGGCTCACGCGCTCGGCTGTTCCCCGCGTCCATCCAATGTGTCCGATGCCCGCGTGCTCCATCGGAGGATCGAGCTTCGTGCCTCGGTCGTGTGTATCCCCATCTGCTAGTTCCCTCACCGCCTCTTGGTCGCTCCAGTACTGCATCTGCTTGGTCAACATGAAGACGTACTCATGGGCGCGGGTGTGCCTAAACGATCCCTTGCGTAAAACGTAGCCACCATTTGGCAAACACTCATCGCACCCTGGACAATCAACTAGCACAGAAGCCAGAGCTTCGTCCCCTTCTGACTGTTGCAGCTCTGACATGCCGGTACTACGTTCTCTTTCGTGTGCTTGCCGTTCTTGACCAGCGGGATCACGTGATCCATCGTCAGCCGTTCCATCTTGCGGCCGCAGTAATAGCATTTGTGGCCGTGGGCCGTTTTGATCTCCGCCCATTCTGAGGCGGTCAAGCTGCAATCCATCGCTGATAGTCTCTTGTGCCGTTGTGCTCCGTCTCGGGCGGCGGATGCCAAACCCTTCGGCGATGCCTTGTAGCGCCGCCGTGTCGCCAATATTCGGGCTTTGCCTTTGGCTGTTTTCGCGTACCTCTTCTGGGCGCTCTTGCTCGACGGGAGCCTGTTGTGTCTCCGCCAGTATTCGCGAACTTTCATTGGGTTTTCTGCGAAGCGCCGCGCCCGAGCTGCTTTTCGTGTGGCCCTCGCCTTGTCCGATACTCTGTATTTCCGCGCCGCCGCCTTCGCGCTCTCGCTCTTCGTGTATCTGCGATTCGCCATCTTCCCGGCTTCGGTCTGCCGGAACTCGCGTTGCTTCTGCAATTTGAGTGTGTCCCGACATGAGGGGCAGGTCGGCACTCCCGTCTTCGCTATTACTGTTTCCTGCTTGCATATTCGACAAGTGCGCATGATGCCTTATTCTAACTCTATGTCGTGTCCACGTCCAACCCCGAACCGATTCCGGCATAGGATTGGGTTTTTCCCAAACGCAATCCTGCCTCACGACCCATCCGTCGGCTTGCAAGGCAAGCGCGACGCGGTGGGGCATCATCATAAGATTTCCACCTTCGATGTCCCGGCTCGAGGAGAGCCTAGATGCGTTCATGTATGCGTGCTTTCCCGAGTTCTGACCGCCGCCATGTGCTGAATATGAATCGCCATAGTTCCACCAAAGTACGCCATCGTCTCGTAACACGCGCCGAATTTCTCGGCACACCTGAACCATGCGTTCGATATGCCGTTCAGGTGAGCGTTCGAGTCCGAGCGGTTCTTGGCCTTGATTGCCCGCGTACGAGCGAAGTCCGTAGTAAGGCGGTGAAGTCACGACGCAGTGAACAGACCGCGACGGAAGCGGAATGCGGAAACAGTCGGCCTGGGCGATCAGCGCGGAAGTCATCCTTCCTCTTCGGCGTTGGCGCAAAAAGTAATCCGCCCGATCAGCCACATCACCAGCAGGAGGAGGGCGGTCATTCGGGCTGGGGTTCTTGGGCCGCGGCAATCGTTTCGTCTATGGCCTTCCTGGTGATGGGCATGTTGGAGCGGAATAGCGAATGAGGTATGGGCATCTTTCCGAGCATAGCGAAGTCCTCGCGCCGTCCTTCGGTCTCTAGCCAATTCAGGCGAGCCTCATCACCTTCCATCGCGTGTATCCGGTCCTCAAGTTCTTCGACGCGCCGCATGACTTCCTCGTGGATGTCGTTCGGCAGGTAGTCAAGTAGCTCGCTCCAGTACCAATCGTCCAATTCGTTCAGCTTCTCAGTCATGTCTGCTCCTCTTGGGCGGCGGCTATTGCCTTCCTAGCTACTTCGGCCATCCGTTGACCAACCTCATCGGGGTTATATCCAGCATCAAGCAGTGTGGCCTCGACCACAGCATCCACAAACTCCTGTCGGATGAGGGCGTACCTTGCGCTGTCAGCCCAAGCGTAGTCATGCTTCGGAGCCCTGTAGGCCCACTCCGCTTGGGCGGCTTTGAGGAGGCGCTGGAACGCCTCCAGCTTGGCTTCGAGGGCGGCGAACGCTTCCTTTGCTTCTTTCCACCGCTCGGGCCAAGCATAGCGTCCGTCCTCTGCGTAACTGTGTTCAAGCGGGTGGCGCTCAACAATTTCTTCTAATATGTTGCTCATTCTTTATGCCTCTTCTGGGCGGCGGTTACGGCTCGTCTGATAATCCATCGCCTGATGAACCAACCAAAGTCGCTGTAAATCATCTGCGGCGGAAGTAGCCTCAATCGACGATTTCCGACGTTAACCAAAATATTGGCTATCCGCGATCTCCACCCTCCCTTCCAATAGTTCTTAGAAACCCAACTGGATATGTTCATTCTCTCTATTCCTCTCCAAGATGGGCGGACCGGGCTTTCTCCGGCGGCATGAGCCCAACGTCCCACATCCCGCCGTGCATGAATAGCTGCACTCTAAGACCCGTTCTCGCCAAGGCGATATTCATAGGGGCTATGTCATGTACATCCAAGCTGTAGAGCGCCGTGTTCTTTATGTCATTCAATGCGCTTGCTATCGCTTTCACTGCAACGGCCTGGGGCCAGTCAGTCCACTCCATTTCACCACTCATTCCGCTCTGCTCCTCCTGGGCTGCTTGTTCTTGTTCCTCCGCCCATTGTTGATCCGCTGCAGCCCGGTCACGCTCTTCAAGTGCGGCGGCTACCTGTCTTGCTTCTTCACCGCGGTATCCCGCGTCGGATGCCATTTCTTCGTAGGTCATTCTCTATCATGCCTCCGTCCACAGCTCGTCCGATTCGGCCGCGCCGGATAACGACATGGCCTCCCGTTCATCATTCCTCCCTCGCACAAATCCCGCTCCCGATCATTCCCGGCGCCTGCCGCGACGTACTCGGCATTCACCCGAATCCACTCAGCCACGTGGGGCTGGACGGGGCCAGTGTAGGTGTACGCGAACTGGCGCGGGCCGACCCTGATCGACATCGCCCGCCATTTCTTAGTGCCGGCGTTCTCAGTCATCGGCGTCCAAAAGCAGATCCTCGCTGAGTTTGTTCTCGCTCATGTCGTCTCCTCTTATGGACGGTATGTTCCATCACCGCTATTCAGGGCCTCGTCTACGCTTCGCTTCCAGGTACGAAGGGAATCCAGCTCGGCCTTGGCCTGGGCTAGTTCGGATTCGAGAGCGGCGACATCCATTGCCCACATTTCGCCAAGGCGACGAGATGCACCAATCCATTCCTTATCGACAATTGCGCGCAGCATTTGCTGACTTAATTTCTCGCTCATCCCATCCTCCATCTCACTATCCAAGACGCGACACCTGCGACGGGTGTCGATGGTCCTCTTCTTGTTGCGGTGTGATCCATTTCCCGCATGAGCAGGCGTATTGCTTGATCCCGGCCTTGCGCTGGACATCGGCCCATGCGTGCCATTCCAAATATCCCTCAGGCGGTTTGTCGCCGGGTCTGTAATCTGGGACGATGAGCAAACAGACGATTTGATTTCTCTTAGTCACATTATTGCCTTCTAGGCGCGGCTATCTTCACCTATCGGAGTCACGACGCTTCGCTCAAACGGTCCCGGATGCCCTATCCGACCTCGCTGGCGTCTTCTCCCCGATTTGGGGCGTGTCGCTGATGTGTTGCCGGTAGCTCCCACTATCCCGCCTATGCGTTTTTCCTGAGTTCCTTCCAACGTTTCAATAGACCTAATGTCTCTCCCACTTCGACGCGTTCGATGTCTACTGGAACTCCGGACATCAAAGCCGACAATGCTTTAAGCGCGTTCAGCTCGCTCTGGATCATCTGCTTGGTGGGTCCATCGACTATGAGGAGTAGCGCGCCGACCGCGCACCTGAACTGAAGATCTTCATCGAGGATCATCCAGTGGTTCCTCATCGTATTCATCGCCGCGTTGATCTGTTCGTCCAGCGAAGTGAAATGCGCTGCTGCACTCTTCGCCTCAGTCACACCGATCATTAGCATCACATCGCTCATCTGGTCGGTCCTTTCGGATTAGGGGTTTTCGGGAGCTTTGATGAATGGGCGGGCCGGGCGCTACTCCGGCTGACCGGGCTGGGCTGAACCGTGGAGACACTCATCACTCTCAGGATCGGCACGTCACCCGATCCCCAGCACTCACTGCCCTAGCAGCCTGGTGTTTTATGACGGTTCGTTGTGATGAGGCGATCCGGTCCCTGTTTATCTTCGCACGTCTGCTTTCCGTGCCGCCGCCCATTCTTTTCGCCACGTTCATAACACGCTGACCAGGCGCAGTTTCGAGTCGTTCGCTACTCTGAAACAACGACACCGCTGGCGAGGCGGCATCGCTGCCACCCCTAACGGTGTCTGTTAAAGCATCGACCGCTTCCGGGGCGGTGGGCCTTGCGGTGTGGACTTGGCGGTCCTTTTTGGTCCGCAAGTCCACCGCTTCGGTA